GCAAAGGAAATCGACGATGAAATCCAGAGCCTTGATGACACTGGTCTTGTCAACCGCAGCCGTGAGTGGGTGCGCAAAGATAACGAGTGATAGCTACTGCGACGTAGCGTCTCCAATGTACTTCGGATCAGAGGACACTGTCTCGTGGTTGTTGCAAAATGATCGTACACTGCTAGTGGACATCACAACGCACAACGAAACAACGAGCCAAATATGTGGAGCCTCCGACCCCTAAGCCGCATCGCGCACAACGTATCATACCGTGATACATACGAGTCCTTTTGCTCCCGCGCATGGCGGCTACAAGATGTCTCGTACTTCTGGCTCGCATGGACCTACGTCTTTGGGAGGCGACACTGCGCCGCCTCCTATCGTTACTACTGGGTCACCCTTGATCAGTTTCATCAAAGGGATCAACGTCATACTCGTTGATGTCCAGAGCCCACACCCGGTGCGAGGCCCGCTTATTGCTCGGATCGCTGTAGATGTCAGCCATCGCGATCTTCCCCTGGGCAAACAAGCCATGGCACAACGTCCCCGCCTCACTCGTTGACGTATCCAGCAGCCGCGCAAGCACAGACGTGCGCATCGGACCATAGTCCTCCAGCTTCTGCACAATCAACTCGTCCTTGCTGACCTCCGGCTCCAAAGGTGTCTCGTCCTCAGGCTCGTCAGAGATGTCATCGAACGCCGATCCTAGCACCTCGATCCGCATCGCGCGCCACGGGATGTGCTCCCGCTTGTCCTCGTAGTTCGGCAGCACCCAAGCCTTCAGGTAATCACCGCCCTTGACCTTCATCGCCTCGACAATACGAGCGTTGATAAACACACCCTCGCCATCTGTCGTCGCAGCAAACGCACTGCCCGCATACGATACATCATCAACAAAGACCGACTTGGTCGTCACGTCCTTTAGCATTTCCTCAGTGGACATAGTTCTTCTCTCCATTTTCCATTTCATTGTAGTACTTCACGCCAGTGTCTACCGCCATCTTCAGAAAATGACGGTGCGATCCCTCATCCTCAAACAACTGACCAGACAACGCCGCAATCCGAATCAGCGTAAGCGTACACGCCGCCGCTGGGTCCGCACCGCGCATCCCCCACTGGTGAATCAGCGCATCTAGTTCCTCGATAATCGTCTGTGTTTCCTCGTCATGTTCCATACATACCCCTAAAAATTTGGTTCCCATATCTCGCCGCGAGATTGCAGCTTCTTGTAGTGGTCCAGTTCTTGAACCTCGAACCTCGGATCTCGGTCCTCCCACTCCATGTCAGAGATCAGGCGCTCAAGCCTCTTCACCTCCGCGCTTACGTTGGTCATGTTCTTCATAGTCATCCCTTACCCTTTCTAATAAGTACTCCGCGATTGTCTCGCACCCAATCTTCGAGGCCTCCTCAAACAGCCAGACCTTCTGCTCAGGTGAGAGGCTCTCCAAGATCATCGATACACCACCCGCCTTGATCCCAAACTTCCGAAACAAATACGGGTTGGTAAAATCCTGGGACCTCGGGGGCAGCGTGCCCTTTGCTCGACCGCGTGAAATCGCAGACGAAACCCTGTGGTTTGGTAGCCCTAAGCTACAAGCTATCTCGCGAACCGGCTTGCCCTTTCGAAACATCGCCCAGATTCGCTTTGTTTGGTCCTTGGTTCTCGCTCCTTGCATCTTGGTCCTTCTTTATTATGTCCACCAAGGCCAGACATTCCTCGATGTCGTACCTCTTGTTGTTATCTGCTCGCGTAAGGTCCTCTCGTAGGACCTCCAGCTTACGGCGCAGCCTGTTTAACGCTATCATCGTTGTCCCCCTCTAACGCATGCGCATCACGCACAATCTCTAGTATAACCTCTGCCATGGTCTCACAGCCATACTGGTTTGCAAGCTTTGCCAACCAGACCTGCTGCTCGCGTGACAAATGCGTCACGACGTACCCCATTGTACCCTTGGTCAGGTAGTACTGGGTCCCCGCAGACAGGGGCGAGGCGAGCACGACAGGAGGCACGGCCCCCTCTGCACGGCCACGGCACAGAGCAGATGTAACCAGAGAATAGTTGACCCCTAGTTCAGCCGCGATCTCGCCGTTGCTTTTGCCCTCGTTATACATTCTCCAAATCTCCTCGGTTCTTTTTGATCTAGTCGCTGGCACGAATCATCTTCCTCTTTGGTCGTCCACCATAATTGCCCGTCTCGTGGTTGCGAGCCAGCCCCATCATCCCGTTGGCAACCTTTGGGTTCTCCAACAAAGACGGGCGCAGCTTGCGATCGAGCTCGTTCTGCTTCTCCCACGCCGCACGGTACAGGTCCTGATACTTGATATACTTTCTACCAGACATTCTCTCGGCACTCCCGACATGTGTCCACGTCCTTGCCGTCCGACGCCATCAGCGCAGCACTGCACTCCACGCATTCGGCATACACCTCGCCCGTGCCAAAGCACCGCTCGCAGTCCACAATCACGCTGTCCAGATACCCCTCGTTGAAACCAGAAGCATGGGGGCGAGGATCGTCAACCTCGTACCTACCCTGCCCATCGCAGTCAGGGCAGTCCACAATCACATGGATGTCTTTCATATTAACCACGCCCATCACCACTTGTCCCCAAACACCTTGCGGAACACATCGTCCAACAAGTCTTCCATCTCTCGCTCACTCATCTGTATCTCCTTCCAAATGCAGCCTTCTCTCTGCTGTTCGTTTCAGTATTTGGCGCATCCGCTCTCTGGTGACGCCAAACTCTTTTGCTAATGCTTCCAGAGGAACTCCGCGCATGTGGTCGCGCCATACCAGTTCGTCTCTGGTTTGGTCTGGGCGCGGCACCAACTGTCGCAGTCGGGCAATCTCCGCCTCAAGTTCTTCGATGCGGTCGTGTTGATTTTGTATAGCATGGTGCGCACCCGAAGGGTCTTGTTCTACATCCATCATCGTGTCGAAATGTTCGTCAAAGCTGCGCCGTATGCCATCAACGCCGACAACTGTAAGATCGTCACTCATCTGTCTTTCCTTTCAGTTCTGCGAGGGTGTCTGCTGCGCTACGCAGGCAGGTTACGCAAACGGCTCCGCTGGGGTTTGGCAGGGCTGCGCCGCACTCAATGCAACCACAAACATCAAAAAAAATACGGCCCATGGTCTTCCCCCGTCATCTGGCGCAAATACTCACCATCAGCTTCAAGAGCTTTCATCATTTCGTCATCTAACTTCATTCCTTCTCTCCTATCAAATAAGTCATGCGTTCCAGCACACCAATGGGGTCCACATCGTAAGCAGACGAAGCAGTGCGAGCAGCAGCATGAGCAGCACGAGCAGCATCAGCAGCAGCATAAGCAGCATAAGCAGCATAAGCAGCAGCACGAGCAGCAGCAACGCTAGTACGTTCACTACACATATCCTTCCACTCCTCCCCAAAACCGCTAGTGTCGGCTAGGGGCTGTAGCTGTGGTAGAACCGTACCCCACATCCAATCCATCAAGATATCCAGTCGTTCTTTTTCATGGCCACGACCTGTGCCAGCAGCATGTGGCAACCACTCTTTGTACCTACGACTGTTACGCATTTCATGGGGCATGTCGTCTTGCAGGGTTATGATTGCACGACCTAACACCGCACTCATGCAGTCTGGAATATCATCAGTCAGCTTTCCTGTAAGGGCCAAATTAATAGCCGCAATAGAGCAAGCACTTTCTTCTGTACCTACGCCCACTGGTAGTTCGTGTGTGGCTAAGTATGTCTCTAACTTTTTCTGAACTTCGGGTGTGTAAATGGTCATTCTGTCTCTCCTTTCAGTTCTGCGAGACGTTTACGGGAACGGCTGTCATACCAAGTTTTTCCACCCCTGCTCCGCAACACGTCATTCGTTCCCTCGCCAAATCCTTCGTTAAACGCCCGCTCAACTAACTCCACCGCCTTCGCCAGCTTGGCTTCTAGTTCCTCTATGCGGTCGGCCCTGTTCATAGCCCTCACATCTCGCTCTTGAAAGTAAAGAGAAGCGGCTCTGTAATACGCATTCATATCGTCTTGGCTGTTCGTAACAAAAGCCTGTAGGCGGAGGCGGTCTATTTCATTAGGCGAGGGGTGTGTTGTTTTATATTTACTCAACGTCTTGTCCTTTCAGTTCTGCGAGGACACGTTTGGCATCCTCACAATACGGCCATTCGCAACCCGTTAGGTCTTCAATAAACTCCACCGCCTTCGCCAGCTTGGCCTTCAGCTCATCACAAGTCGCAGCAAGCTCCTCGATGTGGTCGGCTTGGACATATGCAACACTTAGCTCCTCAATGCGGTCGGCGGCCTCCAACATCCAAACGGCGGCGTCCATTTCTTTCTCCTTTGTATTGTGTCCCATGACACTCCAAACTATAACATCTGAGCGGGGCGTATCCACTCAACAGCAAACAGGTTTTGTTTTGGTGGGACGTGCTACAAATGCGCCAAACATTTTTCACGCGCCCCGCACGATCACTCATCCCTCGACAAAATCCAATCAAACACATCCTGCATGTCTGTCTTCGTAACACCGCAGAACAAAATCATCTTCAAACCCAACTGCTGCACCTCCTCCGCAGCCGCATCACTCATGTGAAACTTATACGTCGCACCGCCGTCCTCGTTCTCAGACACCCTCTCTACACCAATGTGAATTAAACCTTGGTCCTCGGTCATTGGCCTACCTCCATCGCCTCAACAAACTCCTGCACATCTGCAACACTGGCCTCGTTGATGTAGTAATGCCACAGGTCCTCGGTCACATGGAAAACCAGCATCTCAATATCCAAGCCGTCAACGTACCGCATCACAGCCTCCTCTAGCCGTTCCTTCATCGAGTCGGTCATTGGTCCTCTCCCTCCTTAAACTTCCGCCATTGCTCAACGCCCAAGTTGTAGATCAACTCACGCTTCAACCCCTCAACACTGCGCAGAACATGATCCTCCTTCCGGCGAGTGTCGTCCAACATCTCGTCCAAACGGGCCAAGATGTAATACACGTTGACCTCGGTCATCAGTGCCTTGTCCCCCCGTGTGCAGCCTTGTTTGCAGCCTTTGCCATACGACTTACCTTGGTAAAGAATGCAGGCACGTCATCCTTTTCGATATACATAGCGGCCACGCACATAAGCAAAACAGAAAGATCACCGTATGCCATCTCATCAGGCAAACCTTCTACAGCTTCTCTCGTAATCCCCAAAAGTTCTGGGTCGTTAATCAATCGTCTCATCACACCGCCTCCTCTTCAAGATCAGGCACCCAGCTACGGTTCTCGCCGCCGCTGTACTCACCCTCAAACATACCACCCTCGTCCTGATACTCAGCCTCAACCGTCACGCCCATCGCATGAAGCTTGTCCCAAACAGGAACAGGAGGAGCCCAAGCAGTCCAACAACGGAACGCGAACCACGCCTTGCCGTTATCTGTCTTAGACTCATGGTCAAATTCATCAGACTCGTAATCGCTCACAATTTCAGCCTCAGCTACATCCCACTTGGTTCCCCAGTTCTCGACGCGCCAGTGGTAGCCGTCGTAGCCGTCAGCAGCCATCTCCAAAGACATAGGAATAACCGCATCGCAGAAACGATTGTGCTCGGTCAATTGGTAGAACAGTTCGTGGACCACGGCCCTCGGTCCTTGGACGTACACACTCTGATAACAATGATTAGGCATCATCTTTTTCTCCTCATTTATTAAAAGGACTTGTTGTCCCAGCACAAGTAAACCACAGGAGAACAGGGCTGTCAACACGGCTGGGCGGAAGATGGTCCTTGCACCTCGGACCTCGGAACTGTATAAATATCTGGCAGTTTTAAAGGTGATTCGTCCCACCGTACCAGCCCCGTACCACCTTGGATGTCCTTGGTGGTACGGGGCTTTTTCGTTTGTAATCAGGTGTTTATGGCGTGTTTCTGCGAGTTTTCCTATAGGGGGTCTAGGGGGGCAGTTGGAAAAAAATGAAACGAAACTCTGAATCTGGTGGTACGAGTGGTACGAGTAGTCAAAATGGGTGTTAAACTATTGGAAACAAACAATATAATCCGTACCACTTTCGTACCAGCAGTGTTTTTCAGGTGGTACGAAGTGGTACGAGATACAGGTTTGAGTTGCTAACGAGCCCAGACCAAATGAATTAGGTTTGGTTTTTTTCAAAGTGCCCAGCAGAAACCCCTATAGGAGAACTCAGCTTGCTGTGGGTTGCCGTGTTGTTGTAAGTTGTGGGCAGCAAACATCTTGGAGGGGCGAGATGCCGTACAATAAAGACAAGCCAGACTTTTGGGACAAGACACCGGAGACGTGGGCAAAGACTGAGGAATACCCAGAGGGGGTTTACCTCAAAGCCGATGGAAAGCCTGACCCCCGTAAGGGCAAAGTGACTGAGCGACAGAAGACGTTCGCTCGACTGGTCAGCGAGGGCATCTATTCGAACGCCGAATGTGCGCGCCGCGCTGGGTACAAAGAGGACATTGCCTACGCTTACGCGTCCAAACTTCTGAACGGGAAGGACTTCCCCCACGTTCTGGAACTGGTGGCGGAATACCGCGAGGAGCGGGAGCGCAAGTATGGTGTGACCGCTATCGGCCAGCTTGAGCGGCTTGACCAGCTTTCCCGTGGTGCAGAGGAGGCAGGTCAGTACAGCGCCGCCATCAACGCTGAAAAGATACGCTCTGCGCTGGGCGGGTTGACGATCGACCGCCGCGAGAACATCAACACCATGGATCAGATGTCGCGTGATGAGATCACCGCACGGCTCGCTGCTCTGCAACAGAAATATCCGCAGGCCTTCCAGCTTGATGCGGCACCGATGAAGGATGTGACACCCAATGAGCAAGGGGCCCGAAGCGAACTTTTGGAACTCAATCAGAGCGAACCGCCCGAAGGACGCGCTGCTGACGAGGATTGAAAACCGCCATGGGGGCGGCATCCCTGACCTACACGTCCTCTGGAAAGGTCTACCTTTTTGGGTAGAGTTGAAGGTTAGCAAAAAAACCGTGACAAATTTGTCACCCCATCAAGTCGCTTGGCACACTGCATATTGGGCGCGCGGCGGCCTCTCGTTTTTCTTGGTAAAGGTCCCCTCTTCGGGGTACATTCATTTGATTGAGGGCCGAGAAGCGGTGGATTTGGTACAGAAACCCCTGTCCGAGGTCCGCGGATCGCTGTTCAAGGGTCATGGTGAGTTGTGGGAGGCCCTGCGGTCTATGTCTTTTGATCATTATCGGGGGAAGGTGTAGCCCTGCGGCCCTGCGGCCCTGCGCCCTGCG